CATTCGTGAGCTTTGTGAACTGAGGGATGTAATACACCTTAATAGTATCAGTTGCTGTTGGATCAGGGAGAAACTCTATAGAGTTACCCCGAATAGCATACTCATAATTGGCGTATCCTCTGTGGTTGTATCGGCCTTCGTCATTCTTAAAAATGTTTCGATCTGAGAATTGACTTCTCTTTACTCGAACAGCATCCGAACCCTGAATAGCGTCTACCCCAAGGAGCTTGTAAAAGTTCTCGAGACTGATTGCAGAAAACTCATAGGTTGACTGGTCAGAGACGAGAGAGAATGAAACAGAGGACACAAAGTAGTCCTCATATTTCATTACAAGAATATCGTACAACTCGGCGAGACCGTTGTTAATGTAATCACTAACTTCTTCATCCGTAAAAAAGTTGTTACCAACGGCATCAACCTTTCTTCTGGCTCTGGTTTTAAGCTCGCCAAGGGTAGACATTACAGCTCCATGTCATCTTCTGGCATAGGCATTGGGCCCATGGTGTGAATGTCGATAGCGTCGCGAAGAGCGTCTGCAAAAGCAGCAGAGTCACCAGACCCCATAGCGCTCATCAATGCTTCAGCCGCGTTTCCAAAAGCCTCGTCCTGCGAGCCTTCTTCTTCTCCCATTTCCTCTTCCGGTTTTTCACCGCCAAGGATTAGGGCAACAGATGATTTCGGCTTCATATCTGCTCCTAAAGGATTGGGGGCCGAAGCCCCCTCTCCAAAACTCATTACGTATCTCGTGAAAGAACCGCAATAAAGTGTACTTCAATATCAGCAGTGTTGGCGTCAATTGCAGCTGCATCGTCAACCAAGTGGATGACAAGGCTTCCGCCGGCAGTATCAGCAGTTACACTGTGAGACTTAATAACCGCACTGATTGCCTCATTGCCCGCTGGCGTTGCGTTAAGCAACGTTGCAGTGGCGCTAATGATGCCGTCATACTCACGGTCAAAAGTAATTGTATAGGTTCGACTGGATTCAGAAACGCTAAATCCGTCACCACGAATGGTGCTCAAACCGTTGTTAAAAGAACCAGCAACAATCACAGGACTGGTGCTGCTCTGCATAGATTCAGGAAAACCCATAACCTACTCCTTTATGCCAGCGCGATGCGGCAGTTGTAGCCAGGAGCCGTGCAGAGCACGTTTCCATAGTAACCCCAGCGGTATTCTACACCATCTTCTGAAGCTTGTCGGATGCCCTTCAAGCCGTCAAAGTCAAGGAGACGAGGAGCTGCACCAAGTGACTTAAGCTTCCAGGTATCCATTTGGAGGAGATAACCAACATCAAGAGGGCAGTTGTGATCAGCATACACATCAACCAAGCCAGTAGGCGTAGCAATTGTGATGCTTGAAAATCCCATTGTACCCGCAGTATCGCTGCCGGTATAATTTCGGTTAGATCCAGAAGTTGCAGCAATTGCATGCTTTCCTTCAAGGTCTAACGCAAGCTGAGCCCAATCAGTTGGGTTCATAAACAATGCGTCAGGGCGTCCGCCTTCGCGAGCAACTCGCGTTGCACCCTTAATGATTGTTTCATGAACAGTGCTGTTGAAACTTTCTCGCTGACCACCAAGACGTTGCTTGTCTAGTGTACGATCTACACCAAAAAACGATGAAGATGTAACACTCTCAGGAAGCCAAGCATCAATGCCGGCCATCTTGATGTTAGCCCCGCCATTGGCAGCATCACCTTCAACATACAGAAAATCATCTGCTGTCAAAGAAGGAATACCAACTGTGAGGTTAACGTTAGTTGTTAAAGTATCGCTATCGCGGTCTACTGCTACAACCTCAAGAACGCCTGAATAAAGAGCGCTACCATCAGTGGCACTTGCTTTTAGGCGCATACCAACTTCAAAGTTAACTCCGTGACCAGTAGCAAGCGCAAGCGCTGTACCGCCACCAGTAATAGAGCCTGCACATTGACCAACTGCACCAGTGCCGCTTCGGTAGATGTCTCGGCCCATGGTTCGCGCAAGAGCGTGAAGGGCTGAGTCAGTCTTTGCCTTAGCAACATCGAGCAGAGAACCTTCGCTACCATCAGCAGCAAGCAGTGTCTCGTTGTCAACGCTAACCACTGCGTAGTCCTTAACTCGAGTAACTACAAAGTCCTCAAGCTTAGTACCGCTGCGGTTGTTTTGAGCAGTCTGAAAGTTAGCACTACGGCCTTGAGTCATTCCGTACTCAACGGCGAATGTTGCGTTGCGTCCAGGAAAGGTTGTTTCCTTTGGAATCATCGCAAGTAGCGGGTTGTTTTTGTATACAAGGTTTTCGACCTTCTTATACGGGTACATGTGCTTCATGGCCGCATCGAAGTTCGTCAAGTTAAAGGAAGCCATTGCTTCACTCCTTTCTTACGTGAATAGCTTGTTCTTATACATGTCTTTGATTTGCTCAAAGGTCAGATCTTCACTTGCCGTTCTCGTTGGTTGTTCGTTCCATTTGGAGGACAGAGTGGCTTGTGGTCCCTTCACTTGTTGGCTTGCTATAGATGGGTGGTAGCGTTGAAACTTTTCAATGATCTTTGGATCGTTGTAAAAAGATTCTTCATTCTTCTTCAAGGCTGTTTCAAGCTTTGAAAATGCTTCTTCTACGGATAACTGCTCCCCAGTGTCCCTGTAGTGCTCTCCCATGCCTTTTGCAATTTCTTGAGCGCTTAAGGACTCCACCACTAAAGGGTAAGACTCTTTATTGCTTTCTCGAAATCCATCAATGGTTGAAACAAACTTACTTATGGCCACTTGTTGTTTTTCTTTTTGCGACTTGAGCTGTGCTTGCTCGTCTCTTTTAGCTAACTCTGCCTTAAGCTTAGCCAACTCCATCTGAGTTTTTTCGATTTTTGAACTATCGTTTTCTTGGATAGCAGCCCCAAGAGCTGATTGAGCAAGGTTCTTTTGAAAGGTAAGTGGATCAATGCCCTGTTCTCTTAAGAACTTGTTTGGGTCAGATCGCAACATCTCTTGCTGGCTTTGAAGACGCTTCAACTGCTCAGCTTGTTTTCTGCTCTCTATCTGCTGTTTTTTTAGCTCAATCTCATGAGCTCTTTTTTGGCGGTCTCTTTTAATTTTTTCGAGAAACTCTTTTCGCTTCTCCTGAGTTGGCTCAGTCTGATCAGTTTGCTCGGGCGAAGCTTCAACTGATGGCATTTCCTGCTGAGGGTCCTCACTAAAGATGCCAAAGCTTTCTGGCATTTCAGGCTCGGAGGAGGTTTGCGGAGTTGCTTCAACCTGTGCAACCTCTGGCGTTGGTGCTGGTGCTGATTCTGCTGAGTCTGTCATTCATATCTCCTAGATAGGTAACCCTTGCGGAGGACCTGGTGGAGGTGCGCCTGGAGCGCCTCCCGGTGCAGGTCCTTGTGGTAATGCTGGAATCCCAGGTGGTCCCATTGGGGCCATTCCTGGCATTTGTGCTGGCGGCTGAGAGATTGAAATGAGGGACTCGGCTTGCGAAATCCACCTTCTCAACATCTCCATTCTTTCTTCTGGAACCTTGTTTAACATCGCAAGGTTGTATGCTTGCTGAAATCGAATGATTCCGTATTTCAGATTCATGTATGGCTCAGGAGAAATATAATTCCCCTTTTCAATAATCTCTTCGATGGCCATATCAAGAACTTCAATATGGGCATTCTTCAGTTTATTGGCCTGCTCAAGGTCTGGAAAATCAAGCAAGTGGTGAGCTTCCTCTTTTGAGAATAGCCCATTCATGGTCATCTCAGTAACAGACGCAAGTTTTGCAGCAGGAGTCTGAGGAAGAGACCCGATAGGCTTAATTTGCATTACGTATTGATCGTCTTCGAGCTTAACATCGCCCCAAGAAATTTTATCAAGGCCTGACTTAGAGTCGAAGCTCATTGAAACATAGGGAGAGTCCGAAGAGTGCAGGTCTCGAACTAGATCAATAATACGCTCAGCAGCATCAATAAAAAGCTGCTCATAGGCCTGACCAACAACCATGAATCTTTCGGACTCAATGTCAGAAAACTCTCGAAGAGCTCGCCCTGACTCCAGGCCAACTGGCTTTTTAGATTGGGCTGATAGTTGAGAGATCCCAGTCATTTCGTAAGCGCGGGAAACAAGTCGGTCAAGGTGGGCAAACATCTCACCAGAAACAGCCCGAGGAACAAAGAATTGTGGTGGCGTTCCCCTGTACTTAATTGCACCCCAAATCTTGTTATTCAGATGAGACTGCACAATC